ATATCCGTTCCAGACCCAGATTGCGGAGTACCATCATTGTAGATGGAGGTGTTGGAACCTAATTGCAAAATTCTATAGGTGCTATTGTCTTGCAAATAGGTGTTGGCCGTGCCTACATTTTTTGAGCCAATAAAGTTTTGAGTGCTGTCAAACTTACCGGCCAATGACCCAGCCGTATAAAATTCTAATGCACCAGATTCAGAAGTTAGCTGAATTGTTGTTCCGCTATATTGCAGTTTGCCAAGCGGAGTGCTGCTACTAACCGCGTGAATATATGTGCCAGGTGTTTGCAAGGCATTGCCAGAATAGAAAAGATCTGACGTAGCGCCCAAAGCACCAGAATTGTTATATTGAATCTGTGTACTGGATCCAGCAGCCGTTACAGTGGCCGCAGGAAAGTCACTGACGCCAGGATTACCAAACACACGGCGATTGGTCCCGGAAGCATTGTCAGAATAAGTGCCGCCAGTGCCGCTAAACTGATTACCGCCAATGACATAGTAATCACTGGACCCAGATGCGATGTAGAGACCAGCAGCTTGAGTACCAAAACTAAGGGTATCGCCAAAAGCGCAGCCAATAACCGTAAAGTACGAACAATTGGCTTGGAAAAGAATACCATAGTAAGACCCTCCGCCCGTGTTGTTGCCTCTTGCCGAGAAGTTAACAAAAGTAACTTTTGTAGCATTTGCGCCAACCGAAACACCGTTCTGTTGGTTGTTGACCGCGCCACCACCAGTAAACCGGATGCCATTGGCTGTAGCAATGCTGATGCCGGAAGCCGGACGATTTGAAAACCAGCAATCGTTAAAGTCAAACTCAACCGAGTTGTTGATGTTGCAACCGCTAGTGCAAGAATCAAAATAGCTATTGCTGAATTTATTATATGCTGGACGACTACCCATTACGTTAGAAGCTGCATCCGTTGTAATGCAATAAGCTCCTGCATACACTTGAATGTTTGTAAAGCTGTGGCCTTCAGACTGGTTGTAGAACCGAATAGCTCCCAAAGCACCATAGCTATTTGTGTCGTTAACGCAGAACACGTTAGACACCATCCAGTTAAAGCATACATCGTGCAAATAAAACCCGCAGTTAGCGTAGTTTCTTACTTCGCAATTATCCACATATACGCTGTTTGACTGAACGCTTGAACCATCGCCCTCAAAAGCGTTGTAGGAATTGTTAATGTCAAGATCGTCAAAATAATTATAAAAACCAGAACAATAAACAGCCGACGCGCCAGAAGCAGGAGTTCCGTTGTATGTAAGTCCAAGGGACACCGCGCTGTTATTGTTTGTGGTGATGTTTAGAATCTTGGCATTGGTTGTAAACTGCTTGATGATAGAAGCTTGTTTTCCAGTACCAAGCAACTTCACTTTGCCGCTAGTGAAAGTCAGAGCAGAAGTAATTTTGTATGTGCCGTAAGGGAAATAAACAGTACCGCCGCCAGCATTTGCCACATCGTTGATGGCATATTGAATAGCGTTTGTATCGTCCGTAGCTCCATCACCAGCCGCTCCAAAATCTTTGACGCTGACCGTATCCGAGTATTTAGCCAGACCAGTTCTGACAACAGAATTAGCCAACGCTGACTGAAATGATACGTTAGCAGAATCAACCGTGCCGCCACCATTGCCGCCACCGCCAGTGGATGTAATCGTTACATTAGAGCGATTGTTGGCAGAGTCATTTGTGATTGCAATTGAAACATTGGAGCCGGGAATGAAGTTAATAGCTGGCTGACTGGCGATTGTCGTACCATTGTTTTGCACAGCAACATTAGATGATGTCGTAACACCAGAAATAACGCCGCCGGTAATCAACACGTTCGACAGAGCAACAGAACCGTTTCCAATGCCATTGACAGCGTTGACCAAAACAGAAAAGTCTGTGTCCAGATTTGAGAGAGGAATCGGCGCAGTCTGCGAACCGAATGTATATGGAATGGTGATCGGCAGTGCCATTAGAACCTCGCTCTTAGTTCGTGTTCCATCTCAAGCGTGTTAAGCGTGTAAGCAGGAGCAGTAGATGTGATAGTAAGACCCAGATACTTACCGTATTGAGCCGCATCTGATTTGTAGAGAGAATAACCGTAACCCGTAATCCAGCCAATATTAGACAATACATTGTTTTGCCAAGGTATTGTGTTGCCAAGATTGTTCAACCATGTGTTTGTATTTGACATGACATAAATGGGGCTTGATCCATATTCACTATCAACAGTGACATTGAACGATGAAGACGTGTTGACTGTAGCCTCAAAGGCAAACTTCAACGCCTGTTTGTCGCGGATTGTATCTTCCATGGGCCACAGAGCACTACGAATTGTTGTGCTAATGTTGGTTGTGCTGTCATTGTAGAGACGCACAAGATTAGTGCCGCTTGTGCCATAAATCCAAAGCTTGTTGGCCGTAGCAACAGGCGTTGCATATTTGATTATGCCTTGGCTGGTCACAAACCATTTCTTGTCAAAGAAAACCAACTGAATTGGTCTGAGCGATGACAAAGGATCGTTGTAATAAACATTAAATGCAGCGCACAGAATGTTGTTGACCAAGACCTGACCACCCGTAACAGGATAGGTAAAGTCTATATATGGTATGATTCCGTCAAGAGCATCCGAGATCTTGGTGACTGTCGCTCCAACCAGAGCAAAGATTCCGTACTGGTTTATGAACAGCAAAGATCTAAAATACGGAAAGATGCCGTCAATATATGTTGAGCCGGTAGATGCCGACACGTTTGTGTTTGTAAAGCTGGTCAAGCCGGTGCTTCCAACTCTCACGTCCGAGAACACGTTGATTGAATCGTCGCCAAACACATACAAGAAGTTGTTGGCAGAGATCAGAGCTGTAACATTGCTGTGCAACGTGTCGTCTTTGATTGTTTCAACGCCAGCCGAAACGCTGACGAAATCGTTGTACGTTCCTGCGGCAGAATAAAAAATATTACGCCCTTGGGACAACCAAGCACGACCGGAAAAGCTTGCTACGTCTGTTATGACCTGATCTGTCAAGACAGCCGTTGCCGTTGCAGCCGTTGTAGGAGATCCACCGCTGAAAGATACGCTAGGCGCACTTGTGTAGCCTTTGCCCGGATTTGTAACAATGACGCCAGTAACAATGCCGCCAAACATGATGGCTGTAGCAACTGCTTGAGTACCGCCACCAGGAGGAGCACCGATGACAACAGAAGGTGTACTGGCATAGCCAATACCGCCGTTGCTGACTGTTATGCCTATAGATCCTTTGCGGAAGGTCAGAGGACCGGCAACAGCAGCAGCGCTAGTACCACCACCGCCAGAAAAGCTGATAGTAGGAGCAGACGTGTAGCCCGTTCCAGCTTGTGTGACAGTCAGTGATGTCACTATGCCAGATCCAACAACAGCCGTTGCAGAAGCCGCGCCACTGGAAAATGTAACGCTGGGAGCCGTCGTGTAACCATATCCGGGGTTTGTAATTGCAATTGAACTAATTGCACCGCTCGTGATGCCGGTCACAACAGCAGTGGCTTGAACGCCTGTAGGTTGAGAAGGAGCTGCAATTGTTACAGTCGGAAAGGCTGTATATCCAGTACCACCTGCCGTAATGCTGATGTTGGTAATTGTGCCAGCAGCATTGGAAATGGAAGCCAAGATTATTGCTTGTACGCCGCCTGTTTCATTAGGCGCAGACACAGTAACAACTGGAGGTTCTGTATAGTTAGATCCCGTATTGGTTATACCGACAGATCCAATAGATCCGATAGATACCAGATTGGTTCCATCCCAAGTGTAGAACCCGTTATTAGGATCAGCAATCAAAGCACGTTCGTTCTTCCACTGCCTCAAGCGCACACCTGACGCAGAGAAAGTGCCGGTGGTTGCTACATTGCCTTTTGTTGACGTAGCTATGTTGTAATACTCAGCCCGACCATCAGCTTCAAAAGCAACAATGTAATCTGTGTTGTTGAGGTTGAGGCTTGTTAGCTCAGTAACAGTATTGGACCAAGAAACATTTGCGCCACCAGATATGGTCACGTTACTTGAGTTGGCTACTACCTTTAGATTACCAAAACCAATAGGCTGGATATTTTCCAACCAAGCAAATTCATCAGAATCCAACGCAGTACGATTTGGCCGTGTATTAAGACCTTTGAAGGCCTTAGTTACATGGTAAGACTTGCGTTGCTCTGGTGATTTCTGGGCCATGGATCAATATGGTTGGCTATAGGGGTCAGGTATGCGTCTGGTGTATGTCGTGCTAAGTACAGACTGGGCTTGTGAGATATATTGGTTCTTGAATAACTCAGCTTCGCCATAGCTCTGTTCTTTGAATTTAGCCAAATACGCCGCATAAAATTGTACTGGCCCCGTCCACGGGTTCGGAATTTCGTCAACGTCAGTTGAATTAACCAACGTCACAGGCTGAATAACAGTGTCGATTTCAACCGTGTAAGTTTGATCTGGAACTGGTCCAACATAGAATTTGCCAGGTCCATACATAGAATATGCAACCGGCTGGCCTATATAATTCTGCCAAAAACGCATTTGAGCGTTGAATTGTGTCCATGGCAGATAGCGCAAAGGCAAGCGCGTATTGCCCCAGTACAGGTTAATGTTCAGAATATCCATATTCAAAGCGCCACTAGGAAGGTCGCTCAGATTATAGACTTCCTGATTCGTTACAACTGTGCTGGTTTGAATTTTGCGAAGGCAACCGGTGTCACGCACAAGACGGTTGCGCCCTTCATTGATGTAATCCGTTAACTCTGGATCGGTCCAAAAGTTAGCGTTTACGTCATGGAGTAAGCGTCTGACTTGCGTAATGTAGGTCGAAAGTGTAGTCGCCATTTTCGCTCCACATTAAGCAGCCTTGTCAGTCCCCTTACCCCCCTCCTTCTTTTCGGAAGAAGGGGGGATTCGGCCCACTACCGGGGACGGGTTGGCAGTGGTTTTTTGAGGTTGATTGCTAATCTTGATCTTTTCCAAACGCTCGAAAGCTTGAGGCAGATCGTTAGAAAAGCGCGTCCAACCTAGTCTTATCAGATACGGCTCTTTGTTCTCTTGCTGGTATCCAAACACATGGACCGCTATTTCTTCTGGAACCTCTACCCATTTGCCAGGAGCAAATTCATAGAAATCGCCATTATAGCCATCAGTCAAAGACTGATCTGTTGTGTTCAAAACCCAAACATTAGCCATCAGAGCTGCACCACGTCGCCCCAAACAGTGATGCTGACAGCAGAGTTAGCTACAGCAGCACCAACTTTTACGAACAACGCAGGGGAATTATAAGTGGGGCCAGCCGTGCAAAGTGTTGTCACGTTTGCATTACCGTTCACAAGAACAAGATCTTGGAACGTGGCAGTACCAGAAATGCTTCCCAAAGTTTGACCGGCAGCAGTGGTAATAGCGTTGGACGTATTACCATCGTTGCTGGTCAGGATTGTGATGTTGGCCGCAGTCATGCTCGGCACAGTACCGCCAGCCGTGTTCGACGGATTGGATACTGTGATACGACGCACGATGTACGAACCATTGCCAAAGCTGGGACCGATACCACCACTCAGAATAGGAAGAGTGATAACAGCGTTACCTGTGTTGGCAAGAGACTGCCCCGGCGCGAACGCAATGCGATACGAGCCGAAGTAGTCTTGGGTATTTTGACTTACTGAATCAGAATTAGCCATGGAAGTCCTCCTTAGCTGTTATACTGACCAGTAACCGCCTGACCACCATTTACCGTGAACAGAGTAACTGTCTGAGTTGATGTGGTAGCATTAGCGCGAATGTTCCAACCATCAGAGATGATGACAGGAGCGCCGACGTTAGCAGCAACCAGAGTTGTCCAGGCGTTCGTGTTTGTCGAAGCGTTGTAGTTGTTCACTTCGATAGTCACGTTTGCTGTGGGCGGGTACACATATGTGCCAGCAGGAACATACTGAGCCGAAGATACACCTGCGTTCATGGCCGTAGCATTACCAATGCCAACACTGGTAATTGATACAGTCTGAAAATAAGCCGAAGCTGTATTTGTAGATGTATTTGTGACAAGGATCTTATTAAGAGCAAGTGCCATTGGTAGGTCTCCTTACAGGCTGATTGAATTGTAGCCCGTAACCTTCGTCATGGCCTTGGGCTTGGTGTTGACCAATTCAGCAATGGTCAAGACCGCACCGACATAACCAATCTGCCAGTTCGGGAGTGTGGATTCAAAGCCGGTGAACACAAACTGGCCCTGCTCGTGGATGTAGAGCGAGAGATAGTTGGTATTCAAGAAGTACACTGTACCTTCTGGGCAATACGGATCAGGATAGATCGGAACGCCAGCGACCATCAGAGCGCGGAACGCAGCCGAAGGACCGTTAGCATCGCCATCAAAGCCACCACCGGGAGTGATGACATATTGTTCCTGACCAACGTAGTCCTGAGCCAGAAGCGTCCATGTGCCAAAGCCGCAAACGCCAAAGCTGGGGACTTCAGCGCCGTTCTTCACAGTGCCGGAGATGTATTGCAGGATGTTCTGACGGGTCGGGTTAACCGAGCCAGCGGCATACACCTTTGATCTCCACCATGAATTCTGGGTGGATGAACGGGTGATGTTGCCGTATGTGGCGGCGCCAGACGTTGTACCATCGTCAACAGCGGCAGGCAGTCCGATAAACTGCTGCTGGTTGGATGTGTTGTTGTACAGCGCGTAAGCCATACCGTCCAGCATGACGTTTGTGGCGTCATTCATACGAGCTTCGATCAACGGGATGATCGCATGATCTTGCTGTACTGCACCTTCCATACCGAGGAACGGCACGGGAGCAATCATCAGCTTGAGGTTAAACTCAGCATTGAAAGCACCCTGCTGAACGGCAGGTTGGTTGAATGAGCCAGAGTAGTCCGACCATTGAGCGTTCACAAACTGTGCGCCTTGGACAGGAACCGTTACGGAGCTAACACCGCCAGTAGCGGTTTGTGAGTTAGCGATAAGCGCAGCCATGAGGGGCGTACTGTTGTAAATTTGTACGACCATCTTGGGAATAAACGCACGTCTTGTGACGTACGTAAGTTCATTGTACTGCGTAGAGCCTGATGCTGGGACAATGCCCCCACCGATAGCCATGGCATTACCTCATAGTTGTTAGGTTAAGCATTGTCCCCATTATCAAAACCCTATTGGTCTTGCGTTCTTACGCAATTCGTTCAAGGCCTTTGAAGCTTCGTCGCGAGCTGCTGCTGCTGGATTTTTCCAGAACTTTTCCAACGTCCCTCTAGCTGTTTCGTCCAGAACATTCTGGTTGAAAGTTTTAGAGGGGGTTGGAGTTGCAGCCTGTCGCATCCACTGAAAGTAGTCTGCGGCAGTTTCGTGATTTTGTATGCCTTTTTCCAGCATGATCTTTTCAATCTCAGCAATATCTTCTTCGGATTTGACTTTGCCTTTTCTAAGCAAAGAGCTCCGACGCTTTTCAAGCTCGTCCATAGCTTCGCGTTCACGCATTTTGTTTTCCATAAACATAACGCGATCATTTGCTTCGCTCATAACTTTGCTAACTTCGTCTTTAATGTCGATTGAATCAATCATTACAGACGGACGTGCCTGCTTGGTCAAGCGAAGGAATTGCTCACGAGTTGCAGGATTATTTGCAAGCTCGTTTGCAAGCAAAGCCAGTTCGTCACGGGCTTCTGGTGTAAGATCTTCTAGTGAAGGCATAATTGTCCCCTATCCTTCTTTAGATGACTTTTTTGCCATCGCCCGGAGGCACAACGGCATACTTGGACTTGGGTCCAGCCTTAGCAGGCGCAGACAAACCGCCCAAACGCGCAAAGCGCGGGGTGTTTGTGATCTGACCATTCTGCTGCTGGTCTGAGGTAGGACGACGAGGCTGAGCGGCCCCACGCGGCTTAAAGAGTTCCATTGTTAGCTCCTTACATAGGCATCTGACCGCCCATAGGCGGCATTGGTGGGGCTCCACCACCAGGAGGCGGCGGGGTCATTTGTCCGAGGTTCGGACCAGCGGCAGCAATTGTCCTTGCACCAGGAGAACCACCACCAGCATTGGGAAGATTCTGGAGAAGCTGAAGAATTTCAGCAGATTGAAGTTCATTGGCCTTTTGTTTCTTAGGACCAAGAACAGAAGTAAGATTGTTCAAAGCAGAAATAAGTTTTTGGCCTTCCGGTGTCTCGCTTCCGATTGCCGGAAGGGACTGCTCGATAAGGTCAAGGGCCATGCTCACGTTGACTAGCGCCGATTCGCGCTGCCCGGACTTTGGCTCAGGAGTTGACATGGGCGAAGTCATGGGTGGTTGCGCGGATGCGCCATCAGCTCCGGGGGCCATTGAAACGCCGCCTTGAGGCTGTCCACCTTGTTGCCCTAACAGGGCCATGATTTGATCGTCTGCCATGGAACTCACTTTAACAGATAAAATATGTAGAATGTCAAGTGGGGGATATTTTTAGGATTTCCCTCCCCTCCGGGGAAACTCGAATCATTAAACGGGACTGACCCGCTTATGAGTTAACGACGAGCCTTACGACCTTTACGACGCATGATGCGCTCCTGAATTTGAGGGGTTGAATTGTTTAAAGAGCTTGGCTTAAGCCAAACTTCACTTGCGCTTACCGCGACCCTTACGACGTGCCATGTGAATGACTCCGATGTTAGAAACGTCCCCTAAGATCGTTTCATTCCTCTGTTGACTTGGCGGCTTTGCGGCTGCTTGGTCATAGAGCGAATATTCACAACCTTATACTGTAGATTAGCTGGTTTTGAAAAGCTGTCAACACTGGCTCTTGTCTGGTCCCCTTTAGGGGCAGTTGAGGGTTGCGCTGGCATGTTAACCTGCTTTCTTTGGCATGGGAGTTACATTCTGCGGGTTGGCCGCAGCCTTGGCTTCCATGACTTTGAGTTTCTCTTTGAGCATCTGCTTCATTGGCGGGTCGAGCAGTTCAATAAGGCTTTCCTTATCAATAGCTTGAGCCTTGTAAAGATTAAACGCCAGTGAGCGCAAATCTTCCATAAAGATCGGACTGTTCGAGTGTGCATCCACTTTGACAACATAATCTTTTGTAAATTGTTCAGCGATAAATGGTTCGCCTTCCACATCCAGAAGTTTGTCGGTGTCGTACACTTGAATCAGCTTCATGTAGAGCGTTGCCATTTTTTCCAACGCATCTTCAACGACCAATGCGCTCTTCTTGGCTCTGGCTGAACCAAGCCGCGCAAGCTGGGACGCATGACCGGCAGAGCGAACGCCTTGTTCACCTTGTCCAGACAAGATGCTGCTAATGCCGGAAGCCTCAGCAAACATTTGATCTATCTCGCGCAACTGGGCGTAAAGATCTTGCGGCAGGTTTGGAGCCAGACGTTCGACTTTAGCATTAGGCATGTCGGTTGAAAGCAAACCACCAGCGCGATTCAAAGCAAAGTTCTTTTCATCCAAAATGCCGGTAAAGCCCATAAGGCTTGTCGGCGGGTTCACTTGCTTGGACAGAAGATCCAGAATCTCGGTCATGCGCCGATTACGCATTTGTTGAAGGTAGACCAGCTTTTGCACTTCTGACTGGCCCCAATAGTAATCGTATTGAGGCTTGGGGCAGATTTGCAAAATAGGCAGCTCGCCTTTCAAGAACATATCGCCGTGAGGGCGATCATAGATAATTACGTCCGGCTCTGCGATAGTTACGATTTGATAATCATTTTCTTCATCGTTCCAAACATAAAGATCAGTCATCTCAATTGTATCTTCAGCAACTTCCGCTTTCATGCGGTTGAAGCCGTACAGATCAAGATTGATATTGCCGTAGATAGTCGGATTGGTCTGAGACATCACGATGCGGTCGATGCCGTTTGGAATCTGTGTCGGCTGATGTTGCTGGGCATTAACTCTGGCAACAATGCTTGCGCGTTTGGGATGGCTATACAGTCTGCGATAGAGTTCAGACTTTGTAATGTAATAGCTATGCGTCAAAGCTTCTTGCCGGTCGGTGTGCGGCACGTCCTCGCGCAAAACACCGATTGTGCCTGGGTCAACAAAGAACGGATGTATGCTTCCGTCTTTAACAATCAGCTTGATGAATGTTGAATTGAACACAAGCGCCCAAGTCAGGGCGAGAGAAAACACTTGGTCAGCGTTTGAATTGTTCCATTCGTCGTGCAGCTTTTGGGTCAGAGCAGGTATGTACCTTGTAAGGTACGAACGTGTTGACGCACCAAGGTTGACGCTGAATCTGGTTGTCTCAGCCGAATAGAGAAAGCTGGTAAGCTGGTCAATGTGGCTGTAGATCTTGTTGTAGGCGGCGGGACTTTCTTCCGGCCCCGCGCCAAACAGAAAAAAGGATCTCAAAGACTGATAATCTCCGCGCCGCATGTCCCGCGAAACAAGACACTTCTGAACCAAGTCCATGTAAAACATTTCGCGTTCAATGGGATTAGACGGGATTATCATTTGATTTTAAGCCCTTCTGGATCAGAAAAGTAACTCGCCGCTTGCGGTCCCTTGGTCAGGTTAAGATCCTTGGGATTGGCCCCAACAGGTTCGCCGCCGACAGATTGTACCGCACCGCCAGCCAAAACGGAAGCCATGTTGAATCTGCCGCCGCCGCCCCACATGACGGCATCTCCGGGGCGTGATTCTTTAGTCTGGTTGTTACGGGTGTGATAACCTTCTTGAAACTCGCCCTCGCGGGTGGTCTTGATGTTGGTCATCTTGAACTCTTTAGCCAAGCCTTTAGCCGTGGTATCTACCATCTTGCTTTTGGCGGCTTTGGTCGAATCGCGCATGGATGGCGCTTTCAAAATAACCACTGCCACGTCCAGACAGCCATGAGGGCACAGAGGCTCCCAAGCGTCAAAATATCCGTGTTCCAAGCATTTATAAGATCTGAGAATAGCCATGCCGTCACCCTTTCATAAGCTCTTCAAAGGTTGGTTCAGAATAGTCGGCCCTGTTCTTAAGGCCGATCTTTAATTTGATCTCTCCGTCTTGAACCGTCAAGCCGTAGGAGCGTCTGATTCTTGGACGAGGGTTTTTAACATATCGGACTTCTCTGGTTAAATCCCTGTGCTGTACGATTTCAATTTCCCCATTCTGCAATCTTAACAATGCCTTAGACATTCTGATCTGCGTCGTTTCAGACATAGGCATCTTCTTCAACTGAAAAACCATCTTGATTGTAAAATCAGATAGGCCAGCCAAGTCAGCCAATAGCTTGATTGATATTGGCCTGACGGGGTCGGCCAGCAGCCGGTCCATCCGGTTGTACAGATCTCTCTTGGTCAGGACCGTTTTCATCGCCCGTATAGCCCTATGTTCTTGAGGTAATTGGAGACATTTTTGCCGACCGACAATTCTTCGGGCGTGTGGCTTTCTTGGGCATGGCTGACGTTCTTGGTGATTCGCATGGCAATCAGGCGGGGCTGAACCTGTTCAGCATAAGCTGCTGCCGCCAGCGCCGAGGCTATGACCCGATCATCTTTGCCGCGTCCAGGAGCGGAGATCGAGCCGCCGTCACGCACAATGGTTTTCATTTCTTCCAGCAAGTCGGGTGACTTTACAATACACATCTGGCGTTCAAAATAGTCCTTGAAGTAGGACAGCATACGTTCCTTGGATGCCGAGGTAGTCAGCCAGCCGATGCTGGTCGAGATGCCGGACATGGTATCGTTCTTACGCCAGATATAGTTCTGCATGTGAGAGAGCACGTCCATCAGGGCTCTGCCGTTTTTTTCTGCTGGCATGGCAGCGGCTTGGCGCTTGAGATTACGCAGCTCGTTGATGACGGCCTGCCCCGGACCATTGACTTCGAGGTTCAGTGTAGAGTTTCGATATGCTCCGGCCAGATGGGCGATGGCCCATGCGAACTGGTATGTGTTGAGCTCTGAGGTAGTGAACTCAGCAACTTGTTCCAGTCCGTCTGCGTAACAACGATATACTGCGATGCAGAAACGATCTGCCCAGTCTGAAGATCCATAAGCCGGATCTGCGCCGATAACATAGTACGCGGTGTCAATCGGCTCTTCCCAAATCTTGAGTGTAGCCACTGCGTCACGGCTCTTAACCACTTCTGTGTCTTCGAAGTTGGCTCCCATAATATATCTATACGAATCATAGGATTGTTTCCTGGCTTCCTTCATAGCGTCGGTACAGCGGGAGCTTGAGAAGAAGCTACTGCCGGTCATAATGAAAGCATAGTCTTCGGTCGGCGGAAACTCCTGATACATCAGGGATTCGTCCTTGATGCCTTCCAGCATCTTCCAGCGCCACCAAGCAATCTGCCGGGAATTGATCTCAACCCCGTACATCTTCTTAATATCCTTGACCCATTCCTTTTCCTCCGGCGTCAGCTTACCGTCCCAGTAAACTTTATAGACATCCGAATTAGGGTCAGCCGAGTAAAATTGATTGTGCCACCAGCCACAGAAGATAGCCTTCTGCGTCCTCGCCTTCTTGGCCGTCACATACATATCGTGGAACATATTGAACCCACGGGCGGTCGATTCAAACATGTAGTAGCGCAAAGGATTTGTCTCAGCCAAAGAAGCCAAGAGCGAAGCTAATCCTTCTTCATCTCCCCAAGAGCTAGTCTCAGTTCCGTGAAGAAATGTGATGCCTTTTCCTCGCCCAAGCGAGCCCTTAGCTCTGAGTCCAGCCACCTGATAGAAGAGGCGAGATCTGTTTCTGAGGGTAAGGGCGTTACGGTTGTGGGTGAGCATAGGGATTTTGTATTCGTTTGGGAGACTGTCGAGGTACATCCCAAGCGTTCCTCTGAACATGTCACGGTTTTCCTCCGTATCTGTCACCAACGTACCCTGGAGACCGGGGTTAAGAAAATGCCAGTAAAGATCCAGAGCCAGACTGATCGTCGTGATACCTAGCTGCCTACCCTTCAACACAACAAAGAAATGAACGTCATCCTCCAGCCCTTTGGCAACCTCATTCATCACATAGGTCTGAGTGCCAAGCAATTGGTCCATACGAACCAATCCCTTTTCCTTCGTCTCAATCTTTAACTGATGACAGAACTTATAGAAATTATTCAGATCAAACTTCATCCCATCCCCCATAGGCACACTACACCCAACTAATCATACAAATCAAAAATACCATAATTTTTTTTGGGGTAGAACAAAGTGGGGTGCACACCAATCAGGCCCCCCTGACCCATGCCATAGGCCTATAATCCCTACCATCCAGATCAAGATTACTGGCATAATCAAGATTAAATCATACTTGATTAAATCAATCAGGAATATCAGAATATCACTGTATTAACTAGCGAATGTCCCATTTATATATGAGCACGATGAGTGTCATACTCACCAGCACCCTACCTATTGGCAGAGAGGGATAGAATGGGACTAATGTCTTATGTGTGAATATGACTAATCAGATATCATATTTTGAGTATTTTGTCAAATAAGATCATTTTATCTATTGACAATCTAATATATAGATGATATATTGATTGTATTAGATAGCAGATAGGTTATCTATTCATAAGGGGAACATTATGAAAGACATTCACAAAGAAGTAACAGACAAGATCTTGGAAGCAATGAAGTCGGGGTCTTTGCCCTGGATCAAACCTTGGTCATCAATCGGCTCGCAAGGAATGCCACGCAATGCGATATCCAGGCGTGCCTATAGTGGAGCCAATGTCGCCTTGCTTTGGATGAGAGGGTATGCCTCTCAAAGATATCTCACCTACAAGCAAGCGCAAGAGGCAGGCGGAAACGTCAAGAAAGGTGAGAAAGGTACTATGATTATCTATAGCAGTGCAGTTGAGCGTATCACTGATACTGGCGACAAGAAGATGATACCTTTCCTGAAGACCTTTACGGTTTTTGCTTTAGAACAATGCGAGGGACTGGATCACCTAATCGAAAAACCAATGTCGGTTAATCCGTTCGAACGTGACAAAGAGTGCGATGCCTTCATGGCCACTACCTTAGCAGATATCAGACATGGCGAGGGTCGCGCTTACTATACAAGTTCAGGCGATTATATCATGCTACCAGCCTGGGAAACGTTCAAGAGCGCCGACGGTTATTATGGTACTGCACTACATGAGTTAGTCCATTGGACGGGCTCAGAGAAGCGCTGCAATCGGCAATTCGGCAAGCGCTTTGGTGACCGTGCCTATGCCGCAGAAGAGCTTGTGGCGGAGCTTGGCGCTGCCTTCATGTGTGCAGAATTCGGTTATGATGCTACCACCCAACATGCAGCATACATTCAAAACTGGATCAGCCTATTAGAAGCCGATCCGAAAGCATTCATCACTGCT